TCATAGTGTAACCTACGTTACGGAACCCTTCCTCATCGGAAAGAGTTGTCTTGTAAGAGACACCTGCAGAATATCCTGGAAGGACTCCTGCTTCTGGTAGAACACCGTCTTCATATGTGAAGAGTGCTGCTGCACCAACGATGATATTATTGCTAGTACCACGTGTATATGCCATGTATTTCACCTCTTTATTTTTCTAGAAATTAAAAGGCGTGTTTCCTCATCGATAATTATACAGCCTTTTTATTAGTTTACTGAGTCGATTATGTCTTGCATTTGATGGTAGTCGTAGTCGATAATTATCTTATTACCCGCATAGGTTCGGGCTGTTCCGAAGTCGACTATATCCCGTGCCTCTTCTAATTGGTATATCTTGAAGTTATGGAAGTAGAACTTGCAATCCATGCCGTCAAAAGTCTTGCCCTTAGTCCAAGCATTTAATTCCTGAGCGCTTTCGTCCCCTCGATCTAAAAGCCTCATTATAGCCTCTTGAATTTTAATCATTCTTATATTTGGACTTAGTCCTGTAGCATAAAAATAATACAAAATCTGCTCACATTTAATATGTGGGAAAGGTCCACGACGCATACGAAACATTCTGTCATATACAGCCATTGTACCGTTTTCTGGAAATTGTGTCTGTAGCGTTTCTATTGTTGATGGGCCAGTTGGGAAAAATGGAACAAGGTCTGGAGATATGTCAAAAATTTGCCAATCGTCTGGATTTGAATTAGGGGCTTTGCCTTGTGACGGTCTTTTAGCAACATAATAGATACCTGAGAATCCCACTAAATCATTTGTACTATAGTTAATATTAATACTCCATAAACCTCTATTGTTTACTTCTTCTGATATTAAAATAGAAAGTTTTTCTTGCAAATATTTATTAATCCATAGCACTGGTGTATTTAATACTGATGTTGATTCTGTCATCTAACTGCCCCCGCATTTGCTACCCATTGATATCCAGCCTTGAGTCCGATAGATCTGCCCCCACGCTTTCCTGCATTTAAATTTTTTGCATAAACTTTTGGATACTTAAAGTATTGAGCAAGACCACTTGATTGTAAAAATGATTGCCTAAAATATAATCCGAAGAAATTAGAAATAACATTTTTAAACTGTCCTTCTGTTTGTCCTCCAGGATTTTCAACTCTAACTTCTCTTGAGGTAAATATTTCTTGTCCGTCTATTTCAAACCTTAACGCCTGTGCCTTTTTTGGTTTAATTGTTACACCAATACCTCTTTCCATAACTTCTGCTTTATTATAAAATGGCACATTAGATCCATTCTTAATTGATGTGGACTGCTTTAGTGATGACTTAAATGTTAAACCAATATTGCTAACTGTAAAATCAATATCAAATAATCTTGCCTCTGGGCTTCCAGTTCTATGCCATTCATATACGTGATGCAATAATTCTGGAGAAACCCTTGCATTGGCATCTACAAACTGTCCTGCTAGTTCTGATATCTGTGGTCCTAGTGCTGAATACATAGCCTTCTTGCCTCTGCCAATACCCTCAATAAATCCAGTAGAGTAATTAACTATGTTATTCATTTCTCTTTGGAATTGTTTGCTATTTATAATTAACTTTAACATTAGACGTCTACCGCCTGATTTTCAGATCTACGAATAATTAATTTGTAATATTCTACATTTCCAAATGGACCAGCAAATGGATCCTGTGTTGCTATTTCAAATATAGTTGACTTTCCTGCACGAGGCCCAGATGTTTCTTTGTATATCTCATTACAATTTTTATCACGAATGTTTGTAATAATAACATTTGTAATTGAGTTACGAGCCTCTAAACTAGAAATACGAATATCAGTTTTTGCACGGCCAAGAAGTATCTTATCTTGAGTAATATTAATATTTGGAATAACCTCTTCCTTAAAGGCAGTTCCTGCTGGAGCAAAAGAACATGCAATCGTTCTATCTAAAATCCAAGTCTTTTTAACTTCTCCGTACACACCTTGTTCAACTATAGGATGATATACATCTGCTTGCATTGGAAATGCGAAGTCTGGAGTTTCGCATATTACCATTATAGAACCCCGACGAACTCAATCGGCTTACGATACTTATCAAGTATTTTATCTACTAATAAATTACCTGTGCCTTCAAACACAGCCTTATCAAATTGAATTCTAAATTGATCAGTATTATATGAACCAATATATCTCTTATAATAATCTAATTTACCACAATCAATATCGTGAACCAGTAACTCTGTTGCTCTAACGATATCTGATGGAACCTTATGATATCCAAATTCTAACTCTATCTTATAATCCCATCCCTTTGGAAAACCTCTATCTGAGAATAAAAAATCTAAATAGTCTGTAGGGGACCCAGGGTAAAAGATTGGCTTTGACTCATTACGATTAATTAAGTCTGGGTATTTTGTAGTAATAGCAGACCCGTCAGAAGTTATCTCAAATACAAAAGTAGAGTTTTCTTCATCATCTGCATCATAGACCAAAACATTATTTTCATAAACTTTTAAAATCTTTTTTGCATCTGTCCAGATAGGAATATAATCTAATCCCAAACCTGTTGTTTCAATTACTTTCTTTTTATAATAAAATTCTACATCACAAACCGAATCAATTATTGCTCTTGCTAATTCTTCATTTTTTCTATATGCATCTATCTCTGTAGCGGTAGTTCCATGTTTGTTTGGATCTACATATGGACGTACTACATCTACATACGTATCCTCTCCATCTACCGTGACTTTATACTGAGTATCGTATTTTGAAGATAATGGTATTACTACTTGCTTTAATGAATCAGAAGTTACTTCTCCAGTTGTTTCTGATGAGTCCGCCATATCTACAACAGTATACTCGTACTCTGTGGTTGCAGAAGCAACCTCAAGCGTAATACTTAAATTATATGGCGGTACTCTCAGAACTTCCATTTAGCGACCAAACTCCCTGGCTACTTCTTCTGGTGTAGCAAGTCTAACGTGATTACGAGTTAGCCATTTTTCTGATTGTTCTGGCGTAACAATATTATATCCACGATAAACCTTGCCAACTCCATTCCAACTTACATTCTTTGTAGAATGAATAGCGACAGTCTTATTTGACTTCTTTGGAGCAGCAGGTGCTGCACCTCTTGTTGGACGTGGGGTTTCTGCGACTCCGATTACACCATTTACAATAGAACCTACAGCCTGCACTGTATCACTTGCAGATCTATTTAAATCATTTGTAGTGATAGCATCAGAAGATTCTGATACTTCAGAAACTGATGCTTCAATATTATTTTCAGCAGCAACTTCTTCTACTCTTGTTTCAACTACTGGTTCTTCAGCAACTGGTGCTTCAATAGGGGCCTGTTCAGCAACAATATTTTCTACTGATGCCTCATTGTTTTCGTTGTTAAGATTATTTTCTTCCATTATTTTACCTCCTATGTGACTATTATAACAGAATAATAAAAAGTTAAGAGGGGGAGGAGAACTAGCCCCTGCCCCCTCTCAAAGGTTACTGTTTACAGATTACTCTGCAGCAGCATCTGCCCATGCAATAGCGTCTTCTTCTTCCCATTGAATACCGAAGCGAACGAATACAGTATATTCAATTGTATCCTTCTTCGCTACATATTCACGGTTAACGACGATATCACGCTGGAAGCCCCATACACGGTTCTGTGGGAACGTCAGATCAATATAATTGTCTGGGTAGTAAGGAACTTCTTGGACATCAATTCCGAGGACACGAGTTGTACGTGCTCCACCGAATGTCTGGCCTTGACCATCAAGGTATGATTGTGTATTTGCATACGTATTACCATTCTTACCAAGTGCTTCAGCAATTGCATCTGAAAGAGTACCGTTGTTCTTAACGATACCTGCGAATGCATCTGTACCTGCGTAGAACTTAAGATTGTTCTTAAGTGCACGGTACTTGCGTGGCATAGCGAGAATGATATCCTGCATTACTGCAGGTGTCCAAGCATTGTCAGCAACTGTTACGGCTGCTTCATGCGAGTCACCATTATCCTTGTGCTTCTTGATGAAGCCAGGCATAATGGAAAGGAATGGTGCTGTTGCACCATCACCGTTGATTGCAAGATCTTCAATGTCATTAGCAAATGCATTTGTCATCAAGCGAACGAGATGATCTTCTAATGCACCACCCTCGACATTGTCTTCTAGTGCTTCAGCAGATACTTCCCAATCAAGACGAATCTTCTTGGTTGTAAGTTCTACCTTTGAGAATGTAGCACCAGTGTTCTTGTAATCGCCAACTGCTTGTGCAGCAGCACGAATTACACGCTCACCGACGTTGATCTTCTCTAATTCCATGGTGTTTGCTCTCATCGTCACACGACGACCATCTTGAGCGAGAACTGTAGCATCCCAAACATAATCGATAAAACGACGTGCTTGTTCAGGGCGTAGGATTCCGCTTGCAGCATCACCCGAAGGGTTTACGGCATTAGGACCAGTAGTAACACCAAGGTTAGCGTTAGGAATGTTTCCTAGTGCGCCACCATCTGTGTAGTTGCCAGGGATGTTTGATCCTGCGTCAGAACCTGATGCGAATGCACCCTGTCCTTGATATAAACCTGGTGTTGTTCCACCGAGTTCGCCTGATTCTCCTGGCTGGTTTTTCTTAATTTCTTCCGACATATTGTCACCTCCTAAGTGATTTTGCTTAATAAAATAAGT